GACACCTTGGTGTTGTCTCGTTTGTTTGATCCACAACGTAAGGGAGGACACAGCCTCAAGGCATGGGGTGAGAGACTAGGAGACTTCAAGGACGACTACACTGGTGGCTTTGAAGTATACACTGAGGAGATGAAAGAGTACTGCAAGCAAGACGTTAAGGTAACTGAGTTACTTTACCTACACCTTATGAAAGAGGGTGAGGCTTTCAGCCAGACATGTATCAACATCGAACACAAGGTTCACGACATCATGTGTGAGCAACAACGTCATGGCTTTGAGCTTGACATTGATATTGCACAGGAAATCTACACTGTCTGTCTTAACGAGACACTACGTATTGAGTCAGACATCAAAGAGTTCATGGTTCCTCTTGCTGTACCTGTCAAAGAGGTTAACCTCAAGTACAAGAAAGACGGATCAATCTTTGCCAACCAACTAATAGAAGGATGTAACATACAAGGAGACTACACTAAGATTCGTTGGGAAGAGTTCAACCTTGGCTCCCCTACTCAAGTTAACAAACGTCTGGACAGACTAGGCTGGAAGCCGACAGTTAAAACCAAGTCAGGTGACAGCTATAAAATTTGTCCAGAAAATTTAGCAACCATACCCGACAGTGCACCTCAGGCAGTACTAGGGCTGAAGGCATGGAAGGTACTAGAAACACGTTGGAAGCTTGCACAAGAATGGTTAGCCCTAGCTCAACAAGACGGACGGGTGCATGGGCAAGTGATTACAACGGGTGCTGTGACCCACAGGGCTGCACACCGTGGCCCTAACATGGCTAACATCCCATCAGTACCTCACGGTAAGTCAGGTGTCTTGTGGAAGATGGAAGGTATGTACGCAGCTGAGTGTCGTCAGGCATTCAAGGTACCAGAGGGTAAGTTATTAGTAGGTACGGATGCAGCAGGGATTCAGTTACGAATACTTGCACACTACATGAACGATCCTGTCTACTCAGATCAGGTCGTCGATGGTGACATCCATACCTTCAACATGAATGCGTTGGGTAAGTTCTGTAAGGACAGACCAACAGCTAAGACTTTTATCTACGCCTTCCTACTAGGGGCAGGTGTCGGTAAGATAGCAGAGATACTAGGTTGCAATGCGAAACAGGCTAATATTGCTATGAAGAATTTCTATGAGGCTCTACCTGCACTCAAGGAATTAAAAAGCAAAGCCTCTCGTGCTGCAAGCATGGGCTGGATGAAGGGTTTAGATGGTCGTGTACTACGTATCGGTAGTGACCACCTAGCTCTGTCTGTTTACCTACAGGGTGGAGAGACTGTTGTCATGCGAATGGCTAACATCCTCTGGCACAGACAGGCCAAGGCCGAAGGTATCTCGTTTAAACAATGCGTCTGGGTGCACGACGAATGGCAAACAGAAGTAGACGAACACCAAGCACAAAGACTAGGAGAAATACAAGTCCAGTCTATCATTGATGCGGGTAAGTTCTTCAAGCTAAACTGTCCTATGGATGGCGAAGCAAAGATTGGTAAGTCATGGTTAGAAACCCATTGACACCACCACTAGACTATACTACAATACTTATACAGCATAACCCACTAGGAGAATAACGTGGCTCAAGATAAAAAAATCGTACTAGACAATGTAGAAGTTTCTTGGTTCAAGGTTCAAGAGCCTTCACTCAAGTACAAGTCAGAGAATGAATACGAATACTCAGTAGCTGTTAAGGCTAACGATCAGATCCGTAACCTTCTAACAGACTACAAGATCAACAAGACACTGAAGTCTAAGGACTCTACCTTCGAGGGTGAAGAGTTCATCACACTGTCACTGGACACACAAACACAGTCGGGTTGGAAACGATACGGTGAGATCTACGACATGACAGGTGAGCCTATACAGGACTTGGTTGGCAATGGTTCAATCGTACGTCTGTTCGTAGCTATCGGTAACAGTTCTTACGGTAACCTAATCAAGCTTGGACACCTCGACAACATGGATCAGGACCGTAAGGAAATGTTCTTCCACTTCGGACAGGTACGTAAACTGGTACAGTACGAGGCTTCTAACGCAATCATCAAGGAAGCTACTGCCTCCCATAAGTCTGACGCAGTTGACGAAGAAGTAACCTACGCAATCGAGGATTAAAACTTATGCCCGACCAACCCAAAAGCATTGATACTCTTATCGACGACATCTACTCAGTCTTTACTGACGGTGTAGAAGGTAACCAAGATGAGATCATTGATGCCTTTGGGGAGGGTATGAAAACTCTCCTCAAGACACGGTTAGTACCCCGTGACAATACATCTAAGGGTTACCTTCGCCTCTCTGGTATAGGTAAACCTTCTCGACAACTGTGGTATGATTGTCACGGTTATGAAAAACCTGAGCTAGAAGGTAAGAAACTTCTTATGTTCATGTACGGTGACGTGATCGAAGAACTACTGCTTACCCTATCACAACTTGCTGGTCACACTGTGACTAATATGCAACAGACTGTTAGGGTTAACGGTATCAAGGGTCACATAGATGCTAAGATTGACGGACATGTTATCGACATTAAGTCAGCCTCTCCCTACTCCTTTAAGAAGTTTGCCAACGGAGGTCTAGCCTTCGACGATCCCTTCGGGTACATGCACCAGATCGCATCGTACAAGGAAGGCATTGAGAACGAGGGTGTCGGGTTCTTAGCTATGAATAAGGTGGACGGTAGCCTTGCTATGTACCAACCATCTGAAGACATACTACCTGACCCAGTGGCACGGGTCGATGAACTACAGGAGATGTTGAAAGTTGATACACCTCCCGAACGATGCTACCCTGACATCCTTGATGCAAAGACAGGCAACCGTAAGTTAGATATAGGCTGTGTGTTTTGTGACTTTAAGAAAGAGTGTTGGAAAGATGCTAACAACGGCCAAGGTTTAAAGGGTTACAAGTACGCAGCAATGCCGTTCCCTTTGTACTTAACTGACACCGTGAAGGTGCCGCAGGTAAATGAGATAGACATTGCCTAGGAAATTAACTGTAAGAGAAAGGGCAATCAAAGCTGGCTACCGATCTGGCCTTGAAGAACAGACTGCTATCTACCTCAAGAAGAAAGGTGTTACCTTTACTTACGAGGAACAAAAGATTAAGTGGGATGACTTCAAGGTCAGGACATACACGCCTGACTTCGTGTTAGCCAACGGTATCATCATTGAAACAAAGGGACGGTTCACTGGTACAGATCGAATGAAACATCTGAGTATCCGAAAACAGTACGGAACAGAGCATGACATTAGGTTTGTATTCAGTAACAGTCGATCAAAGTTATACAAGGGAGCTAAGAGTAGCTACGGGGATTGGTGTAAGAAGCACGGGTTCAAGTACGCAGACAAAGAGATCCCAAAAGAATGGTTAGAGGAATGAATGAAGACTTAATGTTAAGGATGGCTGAGAGATTCAGTCTTGAAGAGATGGCAGAGGCAGCACTGATAACACCCTTCATGTTTATCCAAGCCTTTGAAGATGAAATACTTGACAACCTAGGTCGTTTGTCCGACATAGACCACGGGTTTACAATAGAAGAGAAAGATACCGATGGACTTTAAACAATACCAAACCAAGGCAGTAAGCTTTGCAGTCTACCCTGCTACCCATAAGGTTCTATATCCTACACTGGGTCTGTGTGGTGAGGCTGGTGAGGTAGCTGAGAAGGTTAAGAAGCAAGTACGGGACGGTGTGTTCAGTCGTCACGAGACAGCTAAAGAACTAGGTGATGTACTGTGGTACCTTGCTAACCTAGCTAATGATCTGGGCTACAGCCTACATGAGATTGCTGAGAACAATATTGAGAAGTTACAGAGCCGTAAGGAACGTAACGTAATCCAAGGAAGTGGAGACAATAGATGAGTTGGATACGCAGGTACTGGAACTTCTTAGCTACATGGCGGGAACATCGTAATGCCATCAAACAACTTAACATGTTGACAACACGAGAGTTGAATGACATTGGTCTTAGTAGAGCAGACATTGATCGACTAGTCTGGCTTAAAGAAGATAAAGATAACCGAGGAAGAGAACTTAAATGAGCAATCAACTACCAACAGACTACCAATCATTCATCCACAAGTCACGGTATGCTAAGTACCATGAGGGTTTTGGACGTGAGTCATGGGATGACACAGTTACACGGTTCTCTGTTAACGTGATCCGAGACATGGTAGATCCAAAGACTAAGTATGACCTAGAGCAAGCCATCCTTGGCCTTGAGGTGATGCCTTCTATGAGATCATTGATGACAGCAGGTTTAGCCGCAGAAAGAGACAATACGTGCATGTATAATTGCTCTTACCTAGCAGTGGATGACCTCAAGTCTTTTGATGAGGCTATGTTTATCCTACTGTGTGGTACAGGTGTTGGCTTCAGTGTCGAACGTCAGTCAATCTCTAAGCTACCAGAAGTACCAGAGAAAATGTTCACGAGTGAGACTACAATCGTTGTCAAGGACAGCAAGGAAGGTTGGGCTAAATCTCTACGTCAACTGATTGCACTGCTCTACAGTGGTGAGGTTCCAAAGTGGGATGTAAGCCTAGTACGTCCATCTGGTGCACCACTCAAGACATTCGGTGGTCGTGCCTCTGGTCCAGCACCATTGGTTGACCTGTTCAACTTCACCATCAACACCTTTAAGAAGGCAGCTGGTCGTAAGCTATCCTCTGTTGAGTGTCACGACATCATGTGTAAGATCGGTGAAGTAGTGGTCGTCGGTGGAGTTCGGCGTTCGGCTATGATCAGTTTGTCAAATTTGTCAGACGAACGTATGCGTTCAGCTAAGTCAGGCTCATGGTGGGAGAACAATCCACAACGTGCTTTGGCTAACAACTCTGTATCGTACACAGAAAAGCCAGACAACCTGTCCTTCATGAAAGAATGGTTGGCATTGGTTGAGTCAGGCTCAGGTGAACGTGGTATCTTTAACCGTGAGGCATCTAAGAAACAGGCTGGACTTAACGGACGCCGTGATGTAAACTATGAGTTCGGAACTAATCCATGTTCGGAAATAATTTTACGTCCAAGCCAGTTTTGCAACCTAACCGAGTGTGTAGTACGTGCTACCGATACCATTGAGACACTATCAGAGAAGGTACGCCTAGCTACTATCCTAGGTACTATCCAATCTACCTTCACTAAGTTCCCCTACCTACGTAAGCAGTGGACAGACAACACAGCAGAAGAACGTCTACTAGGCGTGTCACTAACTGGCATCATGGACAACCCACTGATGACCCTCAAGAACAAAGGACTAGATAAAACTCTTGCTCACCTTAAAGAAGTTGCTGTGGCTACCAATGCAGAATGGGCTGACCGTCTCGGTATCCCTGTTGCTACTGCTATCAGTTGTGTTAAGCCTAGCGGGACCGTTTCGCAGCTGGTTGATAGTGCCAGTGGAATCCACGCCCGTCACAGCCCCTACTATATCCGTACCGTCAGAGGTGACAACAAAGATCCTCTCACCCAGTTCATGAAGGACCAAGGTATCCCTAACGAACCTGATGCGTTCAAGCCAGACCAGACTACAGTGTTTAGCTTCCCGCAGAAGGCACCAGTGGGGGCTGTATGTACCAAGGACATGTCTGCTATCGAACAGCTAGAGATGTGGCTCATGTATCAACGTAACTGGTGTGAGCATAAACCATCTGTAACTATCAATGTTAAGTCAGAGGAATGGTTAGAGGTTGGTGCCTTTGTTTACAAACACTTCGATGAGATGTCTGGTGTGTCGTTCCTACCGTTCAACGAACACACATACCAACAGGCACCTTACCAAGACTGTGGTAAGTCAGACTACGACATGCTGAAGTCAGTCATGCCTAAGAAGATTGACTGGGCTAAACTGTCAGAGTATGAGAGTGAAGACAACACATCTGGTAGCCAGACCTTAGCTTGTTCTGGTGACAGCTGTGAGATCGTAGATCTTGTCTAATGTGGAGAATCTGGGCTAAGAGCTTAGGTGAGAAAGTAGGTGAAACGGATGCGCAAGCAGACTTAGTAGCCATCATTCGTACATTCTGGTGGGTGGTCCATGTGGCCACCTGCTTTATGATTATAATCCACAACGGTGCAAAGCTGGGGTGGTGGCTTTAAGAAGGAACTGATTATGTACACTATGATTACCCGTAACAACTGCAAGTACTGTGACAAAGCTAAGACTATGCTGAAGAACAAAGGTATCAACTTTACTACATACAATGTTGAAGAGGCGTCTAGTCGTTGGGTGTTATCCTTAATGAAGGAGGCAAGTATCAAGACAGTCCCTCAAATCTTCTCTACTGATGGGGCTTTGATTGGAGGATACCGTGAATTGGAATCTTTAGTAGAGTTCATTGGAGGTACTGAGTATTGAAACCTGTACGTAAAGCATTTAACCGCAGCCTGTACGAAGCCTATGATGCACCAGCAAGGGATGCACTGGTAGGTTACCTCGAAGGCAAGGGACACACCATCGTTAACAACGAAGAGAACTTTAATGTTGATGTGGTATCACAGAAGAATGGCTTCACCTACTTCAATGAGGTAGAGGTCAAGACAGCATGGAAGGGAGACTGGAACACTAACTGGACAGAGATACGACTACCTCACCGTAAGCAACGACTGGTCGAGAAGTATGCCAATGAGAACGGGGCACTTAACTTCTATATCTTTCGACCTGACTTCAAACAGGCATGGCGTATCAAAGACACACAGCTTACAGAGGAAGGTCTCAAGGTAGCAGTAGGACGATACATAGCTAAAGGCGAGAAGTTCTTTCACATCCCTTACACAGAAGCAGAATTGGTTAAGCTCTAATGGTACAACAACAGCCTAAGAAGAAACAAGATCCTCGACGTAGCACCACGTACAAGGGTGCAACCAAGAAACCTCCCGTAGTGCTGTTACCCCGTACACCCAAGCAGAAAGACTTCATTGATGCACTCACTAAGAGTACTCAGATCTTTGTGCTAGGCCCAGCTGGTACAGGTAAGACGTACGTCACTGCCACCTTTGCGGCCAAGCAGTATGCAGCTAAACAGATTGATAAGATTGTTATCACCCGACCACACGTAGCTGTAGGTAAGGAGTTAGGGTTCCTCAAGGGTGACTTGGCAGAGAAGACAATGCCGTGGGCCTTACCCGTCCTTGACGTACTTGAGAAACATCTAGGCAAGGGTACGGTAGAGACAGCCATCAAGTTGGGTAACATTGAGATGGCACCACTGGCATTGATGAGGGGTCGTTCGTTTGAGCAAGCCTTTATCATTGTCGATGAGACACAGAACATCACTACTCACGAACTCAAGATGCTGTTGACAAGAGTAGGAGAAGGGTCTACCATTGTCCTTAATGGTGACGTACAGCAGTCAGACTTGAAGGAAGCAGACGGTCTGTCTAAAGTTATTCACCTAGCTAAGAAACATCTACTACCTGTACCGATCATTGAGTTTGGTGTTGATGACATTGTACGTAGTGACATATGTGCCCAGTGGGTACGAGTATTTATGAAGGAGAAACTATAATGGCTAAGTGGACAATCGACGGAGTAACTAAGCAACACGAGTATGACGACTACCATGAGGAAGTTGACAACGTGAACGAGCCACCCCACTATGGGAACGGGGAGATCGAATGTATCGACTACATGAAGGACAACATGGACCCTCTAATGTTCATGGGATACTTGGAGGGCAATGCTAAGAAGTATCTACATCGTTACCGATACAAAGACACACCACTGCAAGACTTACGTAAAGCACAGTGGTACCTAGACCGTCTCATTCAAGAGATGGAAGGAGAGTAAAAGTTAAGCCCCAAGGAGAAATCCAAGGGGCTTTTTCTTTGTTCTTAGTAACCAGACTTCTTCTTAGTCTTCTTTGCTGGGTGTTTGTCACCCTTCATTAGCTTTCCATTGGGCATGTAGTGTGATCCCTTTGGTGCTTTCTTCTTAGTTGTTTTCTTAGCCATTACCATTTCACCTTATTAGACCAGTAAGCTGCACTCATCTTACCCTTTTTAATGTTCTCTGCATGACGTGCCTTGAATGCTTTATTCCTAGCAGAGCCGTCAGGACTACCACTCACACCCTGTTGACCAAACCTGATAGTCTTAACTTCACTACCAACCTTAGCTACAACAACATGTGATTTAGTCTTATGGTCAGGGGTAGCCTTAGGCTTATTGAAACCTGATACCCCTGCTCGTTTCAGTCGTGGATCTTTCTCTTTAGCCATTAAAACTTTCCTTGTTGTTTACCTATGTAGAAGAGTACTAGAAACAGCCCTGCTACCCCTGCGAGACATAGTAGGATACCCAACGTCACGTTAACACACTTGTCGAAGAACTCTTGTTTCTTATAGACAAGCTCTCGTTGTTCCTTACGCATCTTAGCCTCAGTACGTACTATCTCATCCCATGCTGATGGGCCGTGTACAAAACTGATGTAGCTACGTAACTCCTCCCTCATTTCCTTAGCCTGTTGCTTACAGGACCAAGCTTCCAAGGCCTGACTTTGTGTGTCAGAGAACATCTTATACATAGGTGGCTTAGAGGCTTGTTCGTGGGCATAGTCCAAGTCTGACAAGGCTCTAGACCACTGGTTAAGTTGAGATCCCATAGAAGAGATTTCCTTACCTACCTCGAAGCCTTTCTTTATAGCTTTGTAGGCTGTACTGGCGGCTGCTATGCAAGTAAGTGGGTCCATTACCTAGGGTCATCCCTGTTAGCACTTCTCTCCATCATGACTCTGATAGACTTTATGTTCTCATCTATCCTAGCTAGTGTAAGAGCCTGTGTTTGTACGACACCTTCTAGTGTCTCTATTCGTACCTCTTGTCTTAGTAGGTCTCTTGCATTGTTCTGTACACTGTTGTCCAGTGAACTAACGTACCACACTAGGGCTACTGTCTGACAGAATATAGCCAGTACAAACGTGATAGGTACTGACTTACTTAAATGCCACTCTGTTGATTTATCCACGGTATTTCCCCAGTGTTATTGTTTTTAAGAACCCTCTCCACATCTCTTGAGGAGATGGAAGTACCCAGCCTAAGATTAGTAGTAGCACCACCCACATGGGGATGTCTTCGTTTGTTACGTTTAGAGATTCGATAGAGCCACTGGGAGTGACACCAGTGTTGACTGTATCGGCCTTGATGATGTCACCTACCTGAGCACCTGTCTGGTTGTTCTCAGCACCTGCCTGTACGTTAGCTGCTACGTTAGGCCCACCACCACCAGTGAGCAAGGACATGGGGTTAAGACACCCACCTAAAGAAAGAGAAAGAAGCAGAAGGATTACAAGTCTCATTAAAGTTTTCCTAAGTTGATACGGACCTTACGGCCTACATCTTTATCGTTGTCAGTGCCTTCATAGTCTCGACTACCCATCAAGAAAGCTATGTTGTGAGCCTTCTCAAAGATAGAAGCATCAGATGTGACTGTCTTCCAAAACTCCTTACCTGTGGACAGTCCCTCTTCAAACTCTTCTGTTTTGTAAACCTTACCCTCTGGTCTGCCCGTCTTAGGGTTAATTTTCTTATCGGTGTAGTCTACGTAAACATTCCAGTCGTACTGGTCTTCTATGTAGTACTCACCTGTCTCTTCATCTTTAAAGACATTAGCTTCACTAAGGGTGTTGAACAGTCTATCAGCCATAGTTAAGCCGCCTGTTAGTACACTCTTTTTGTTGCCACCTCTGACATCCCCAATCGTTACATTACCGTAGTCTTCCTTGACAAGTTTACCTACGCCTTTTCTTCGTACTATCTCACGTAAAGTTTCTATCTCGTCCTCTTGGAAGTAGCCCTCATCAATAATAAAGAAACCTTTTGCAACATCAGGTATAAGTATGTCTTGTAAAAATACTTTAGCAGGGGTGGATGTCACTGTATCAAACAAGTTGCCAGCAGTCTCACCAAAAGACTTACCTTCAACACCCTCTGGTACCTCACCTTGGATGGGGGCAGTGTCTGATGTTCCTATACTAGATATAAAGTCACCAGCCATCTCAGCAGCTGTAGAAAAACCCTCTGAGAAATCCTCTGCTAAGTCGATGGCACCTCTCTTTACATCTTGAAAGGCTGTACCTCTACTAAGACTGCTCTTTACACCCTTAACAACTTGGTTAGGTCCAAGGTTACCGAATGCTGAAAAGTCTAATGCCTTATCCGCCATTTTCTTCTCCTTCTACAAGCTTGAGGAAACTAGCAACACGAGGAGTTACGTTAGCTCGGCCAATAGCTAGACCACCATACTTCAAGGATGGACCATCGTGGTGGTAAGCATAAACATATTCCCTACCTCTACCGTTTTTCTCAGCTCTCTCTATGTTGTCTTGAGTGTGTGCTACTAAGGCACGGGCCTGTTCATTTACATCCCAACGGTTTTCATCTGTTAGTCCGTAACCTTCACCTGTCTGGTCTACAAACTGTCCTAAGCCGTGGGCAGAGGTAGTACCTGCGGCTGCGTCTGGATTAAACCCTGACTCAACACGGGCAATGGCTAGGGTTAAAGCAATGTCAGCATTGTTCATACCAGCTTTTTTACCTTCAGCAATGATAGTCTCAATCGCAGTCTTCTGAACATCTTTAGGGGCATCCCCGTGTACTCTTGAAGAACCTCGTGGGCCAGTACCTTTGATGGTGTCGTTGTAGTAAGAGTAGGCTTTGATCTCTGAATCTTTATAAGCTTTACCTTTAGATGCGTACAGCCCACCAATACTTTCTTCACTAACCGTAGCTGGTTTGGGCTTTTGGTTAGGTCCAAGTGTACCGAATGAGGAGAAGTCCAAAGGTGCTGCGACTTCTTCACCACCAAGTAAAGCTGTCTTTGTCTGTACGTCTAGCACACCAGTACGGGGTAACCCAACTGTTCCTTGAAACTCTTGGATACCTGCCTCAGTGTTGATTCCAAATGCTCCGTCTACTTGCTTTACAGAAGAGATACCTAGGTCTACAAGGGCTTCCTGTACTTTAGAAACCTCAGGACCAACGTCACCTCTCTTGATAGTACCTCCGTACTGTTCAAGGTTTCGTTCGTCAGAGGTAATAGTTACAGATTTAGTATCAAGGTCCATTAACTCTTGCATATTCTCACTCGCCTCCAGATTTCTTCTGGTAGGCCAATCCATCAGCAGGATTAATAAACCAATCATCAACAGATAAGTTGTTAAACTCTTCTTGGCTTGTAATTGTGTAAGGTGTTTCTTCAGTCTGCCCAAGTTTTCCTCCTAAAGAAGTCTCAGTAATCGTAGGTTCTGGTTTAGGTGCTTCTACAACTGGCTCAGGTGTAGCATCAGGGGTTAAACCAAGCTTCTTACCAACATCTTTAAACTTCCTAGTCATTGCTGGGAAGTCTGACACTGTTGCATATTCAGCACGTAGGTTACGGAAGGTTGGACCAGTCAACACTTTTAGTGCTTCACGAGTAACTTCTAAATCGTTAGAGGTGTCACGTTCACCTCCAAACCTCTTGAGGAATCGGCTGTAGAAGCTGTTCTTAATCGGAGCACGTTCGTTACGAGCCAACACAATGTTAGCTGTCGAGCCTTTCTTAAGCAACTCATTGATGTCACCATCAAAGTACATGCTAGCAACAGCCTCAATATCTTGAAACTCATCGTCAGGGCTGGTAATGGTGAAATCACCAGTAGCCTTATCGAAACCTAGACCGTTGATGGCGTTAATCTTACCCAAAGTTAGGATACTATAGGAAGCCTCTTGTGCATCTAGTGCTGTCTTCATCTGGTTACGTAGAATGTTTGCAGTCTTAGCACCTTCGGCACCCTGACCTTCTAATGTAGCTAAGTCTTTGAAGGTTGCATCATTGAACAAGTTGTTAAAGCTTTTAGTGGAAGGTGATTTCATGTTAGCAATCATGTAAGAACGAGTGCTGATACTTGTTGCGTAGGCATCACGTCCTTGTTTAGTAGATAGGCCGTCACCGCCAGCAATCATGGCTGATTTTTCTTCGATAGCTATAGACGACAAGAACTGTTTGTCTGAGTAGTCTTTGTACGTTTCTTCCATTGCAGGGAAGGCTTGCTCAACAGTCAAAGGTGTTTCAGCATCCAGACCCATAAGAGATAGAACGTCAGGGCTAAAGTTTAAGTCTGCGTATGTCTTTTTAGGCAGATCTTTAACTGCTTTAATCTGGTCTACTAGATCGACAGTACTTAGGTTACCTAACTTTGATAAGAACTGTGGGTTCTCAAGAGCAAGTTGGGCAAGCTCTGCGTTCTCACCACCAGCTAGGACAATCTGTGCAACCATTTGCTTAGTCCGAGCATCTACGTTCTTAGAATCGTAGTCTACTAGCTTTTCAAACAGGGTATCAATAGTGGCGAACTCAGTCTGCATCTGTTTGAACAACTCTTTACCAGCTGCGTCTGTAGGTTCTGAGAAACCTTTCTGTGCTTTCATAATTAGGAAACCGTCCTGTAAACGACGAAGGGTTTCTAGGTCTAGGTCTTTATTACCTTGCTCTACACCCAAGCCTTGAAGTACAGCATCCTTAAAGTTACGGATAGTTTTAAGGTTACCTTCAAAGCCAGCTGTAAAGTCTATAGCACCTTGGGCAGCTGCGATAGCTGAAGCTTGGGTACCTAAAGCATGATTAGCAATAGCAAGTTGTGCAGCCTGTGCTTCAGTGATAGGTTTACCAGCAGCCTTAGCATTGTTCATTTCAATAGCAATCTGTCCCTGTTGTAGGACAATCTCTTGTGATGTGAAAGAGGTTATTGCTAAGTCTTGAGGACTAGGTGGGGTAGAGAATATATTCCGACCAAGCTTCTGAGAGACAAGAGCCTCTTGGTTTTCATTAAGATCCATCTCAGCTAGACTTGCCCCATACTTTTCAGCAATAGCATCTGGGGTTAGACCCGTAGTGTTTACATCATAGTCGATCTGCTTCATTGTAGTAGAAAAGACAGTCTTAGCTGCTGCTGTTGCTGCTGCTTTATTTGCGGCTGCACCTTCACGTTGCTTTATGTCGTTAATTTGAAAAAGGTTCTGACCAATGCTAGACAATGCGGCCAGAGGTGAGGGTGCGTTTACAGATTGTTCAAAGGCTGCGGCCCCTGATACGTCCTGTTGTGGTGTGAAGGCCATTATTGTTCTCCTTGTGCGGCACGGGCAGTTGCTTTGGAAGCAATGGACTGGCCTTGTGATTTCTTAATTAGGTCAACTAGACGTTCTGCTGAAGCAACAGAGGAGTGTAGTTTAAATTGATTTTCTACAGAGAACCCACCGTCTTCGATAAGGTTCATAACGTCATTGAAGTATTCTTTACCTTGTTCAACCTTAGCAGGGTCTCCTGTTTGAATCAAGGCAATACCTTTGTCAGCCCAAGTTGTGATACGACGACGAGCATCCTTAAACTTAGTGTCGTCTTTGTAAGATATGTCCTTAGCATCGTAATGGTTGAGAACTCGCATAGGTGTGGCACCAGAAACAAGAGCAATCTTTAAACCAAAGCTTACTTCACTGTCTGAGAATGTTCCAGCCAATCCTCTACGTTTACTACGGTACTCACCAGTTTCGATCAACTCTACGATCTTAGAGTACATGTCTGCCGACTTGACATTTCGTGTTAGTACTTTGAAAGTGTCAGCTGTGAGGCGATTGTGACCACCAGTTAGGGTTTGTGTTAGAACTTTAGCTGTTTCAAGAATGTCGGTAGCAATCGTACCTGATGGGCCAGCTACTGCACCAATCACGTCACCTTGCAAGATGTCTGAGTACGTCTGAACCAGACCAGCTGCGGGTGCTAAACGTACACCAAGAGATACATCTGTTCCAGCTAGTTGAGAGAGACCGTAGTCGAACAAACCAAACTTTAACAAGTTAAGGCGTTCGATTGTTGCACCGTCCTCTGGATCTTGACCAAGGTTAGCTAATGCTGCTGACATACGAGGTGTTAAACCCATGCCCCGTGTACCAAACATGAGTGTGTTTGCAGCAAATAGGCGTCTACGTTCCTTACCTGTCAAGTCACGACCAATAAGTACGTTGTCTAGGTAACGGACAGTGTAAGACATCCACTGTGTAGCTAGTCCAGCCAAAGCATTCTCTTGGTACTGACCCTTTTGTCCAGAAGTCATACGGAAAGTAAGGATTTGCTCACGGTTGGAGACAGCCTCACGACCAGCATCAGAGAATACGTCATCCCCTGCTGTTTTAGCCTTCTGTTCAAGGATTGCAGTAGCAGTTGCGGCAATACGTCCCATTAAATCGCCGTATTTGTATGGAGTTAGACCAGCTTCGAGGCCAGCTTCCATAGCTCTTGCTGCACGAGAGTGGCGTTGCTTCTTAAATGCCTCACCTTGACGTTCCAAAGTGTTACTACCTACTACATCACGGCCTGTCTCACGCATGAAACGAATTGTGTCTAGTATTTCTTCCCTTGACATACCAGAAAAGCCGTTCTTGAACAGACGATCAAGGTCTTTCTTAATACCAGCATCTGATTTCTGCAACAACATGGCAATAATAGGTGTGGCACCAGCTGCTTTTGCTCCGTTGAAACCAGACATAGCTATAACTTGACCAACATGAGATGCGTTAAGCACAAATTGGCTAGGTTCAAAGAAACCCATCTTGAGTTGGAAAGCCAAAGCACGGGCCTTACCTGCACCCTTGTCGATCCAGTCTTCACTCTTGATTGTGTCACCTTTAATCAAGGGACCAACGATAGGGGTTTTAGAAAGTTTATCAATTACTTTGGTGTCGTAGATGAATTGGTTAAACTGGTCTGCAAAGAAAGCTAACCGATCACCACGTTCTTGTAGGTTTAGACGACGAAGAAGAACTGCCTGTTGTGCAGACATGTCAGCATCTACGTTGTCAGCTTGTGTTACTTTAGCCTGACGGAGATACGCAGCTGGGTCGTTAGGTTCTACACCACTGGCGAACGTAGCATTTCGTCTGCCTTTAGCTTTCTTAACCCAGCCTAGGAGTGCTGCCTGTGTCACCTTGTGGTGTGAGTAGCTGTAAATATCAGAAGACATTTGCTCCATAATGTTGTCAATAGGTGATGCGTTAGAAACTCGTGCTCCACCGTACGTCATAAGAGGAGTGTCACCACGTTTACGGGCTACCTTAGCAGACTGAGAATCCCCAACCTTCATACCCAACATAGACGGGTCGAAATCCGTATCCGTTTCAGCCTTAGGCTTACGAACTTCCTCATCCCGTAGTTTGGAGACGAACTTCTGTTTGAAAGGCATCTTATGTTTAGCAGCAATATCTTTTAGGTCTTTAAACGTAGTGATGCTCAAATTCCAGTCGTTGTTCTTAGCTAGGACTTCTGCAAACTCATAAGCCTCTGCTTTAGAAAGGTTTAGGTCTGCTATGTTAGTCTTACCGTACTTAAGCATCAAAGGTTCGAGGGTGTCTATTAGGGTGTTCAGTTCTTTAACAGCCCTTGCTCCCTCTTTCTTGCTGTACGCACCGATGAATGTTCGGAAGTTCTCACCAAAAGCTTTACCACCAACCAATGTTACTTCATCCAAGGTACCAATAAAGTTTGTGACAGTCTCGTTGTTACGTGAGCCACCTACATTGTAACCTAGTACGTCAGACTTCTGAGCCGTACGAACGTCAGCAACGTCAGTCACATAGATGTACTTGTCACCATTAGCTGCTGTGAAAGGTTCGTCTAGTTTGTAGACAGTACGTTCACCAACTACAACTGGTTTAACCTTACCTGTCAGTGGGCTGAACACAAAGTCAGTTGTCGTCAAGGTGTCAGTAGCAACCTCTACACCGATAGCTTCGAAGCCGTCGATAACTTCTACACTCCAACCGCCACGGCTGATAACATTCTTAAGCAACTCTGTTGCCTTGATGTTCCATGATGTGTTGTTGAAGTCAGTGATTGCACGGTAAGCTTCTAGCTCTTTGTCAGAAGGTAGTGTTCCGTTTAACCGTTTGTAATCAAAGGAAAACTCTGCGTCACTAGGTGCTGCACGAGCCACTGCTAGGTTAGATTGGTTGTCACCAATAGGGCTATCACGGTAGTTAAGAAGAACTTTGTTTACGTTACCAAACTCTTCTTTGCTCAACTGACGAACAGACTTATTCATGTTGTCTGAGATCTTGCTCACACGGTTGATAAGAGATTCAGCATTGTTAAACATGAAGCCTAACTTGCTACCCAGAGTGGACTGACCTGCTGAGACAATACCAGCAATGGCACGTTTAAGAAAGTTTTCCTCAACAGTAACGTCAGCAATCTCATCTGCAAGTTTGCTTGTGTCGATAGCTTCAACGTACTTCAAATACCAACCACGTTTACCTTCATTCAGACCGAAGGTGTCTACTGCATCCTCACCATCCCGTTTGACTGGGGTGTACCGAGGATCATTACGTGCAGCCTTAAGTGCCTCTGCTTTGGTAGCAAAAGGGGTACCAGTCTCTGACTTACCTAGTAGGGCTGTAAAGTCTGCAAGGTCTGAACCTTTGGTGACGATACGTGCAATCTTAACAAAGGCTGCATTCTTGTTAGTAGCTAGACGTTTAGCAATCTCACCAGCCTCTTTTGCCAAGGCTTCTCTGGAGAATGTACGACCTAGTACACCAGTCTCAGCAATCTTTTCAATCTTGTTAAACAGCATAGAGGCTGTAGTGCCTTGCTCAACCGTGCTCAAGTGTGGAACAAGATCAGACGGTACTTCAACAGGGTCTAAGGAAGAAGGACCAGCCTTACCAGCCGTAGGCGTAGAGGGGGCTTTGTTGTTCATCTGTGCTACGACTACCTTAGCACCCTCAACCTCACCCTTAACGGCTGTGACAGCCTCTGAGGGGGTCTTAGCCTTCATAACCTTCTTTAGTATCTCAAGGTCTGTAGCAATCTCAATACCTTTGTCGATACCTTTACCTGCAAGACGACCAACACCCTTAGCTACGAGCTTAGTTGAACCAAGTGTAGCTAACTCTGCTAATCCTAGGAACATGTTGAAGTCTGCGTTAGGATCAGTACCAAAGTTATCTAGGTAAGTCTCTGCATCTTTGTTACCTTCAAACTCACGAAGGTTAAACAAACCTCTGTTTTCTAGATCGTCAAACTTCTCATTGAAAGCAGCAGCTGCATCCTCAGCAGGTAGACGTAGGAAGGAAGCATACTCAGCACTAGCCTTTTGGTCGGCCTTAAAGATACCAGCAAACAAACCGTATGTAACTTCACGGGCAAACTCACCAGTACCAGCTACTACCCACTTAAAGTAGGACGGGTCGTTCTTTTCCATACGTTTAGCAAGCATCTGCTTTGCCATCTCATAGTTGGAGAACATACGTAGGGCTACTGGGTTAGT